GTTTCCCAACGTACTGGCACCACGCCCATTCCAGCATGGCACCCTGGATCTCCATTCGGTCGGCCTCAATGTTGGTAATATCGTTGCAGCAATCGCACACGAACCTCATACCAGCGCCCCCGGCCGGGTGTCCGGCGTGTAGTGGAGCTTGGTCGCGCGGGCGTTCTGATGGTACTCCGGGCGGGTGAATTTATAGCCCCAGTGCTTGGCGGCGGTAAAAAGGGCCGCATAGCCGTCCTCGGCGCGGACGGTTACTTTCTGGTCTCCATATGTAACGGAAAAGTGGTTCTGACCGGTATATCCGGCCTGGGCGATCACGGCGGGACGCCGCGGCGCCCGCTCGCCGGGGTAATCGATGCTATTTCGCAATGTGTTTGCGCCTCCTTATCTGGTTGTCGGCATGGACCATCTGCTTTCCCTCTGCAAGATCGGGCTGCAGGCTGTCCCTGTCACGGTGGTTTACGTCGTAGATGTGGTTCCGGATGCTCTCATATAGCGTCCAGGTGCAGCACCCGGTGCGGCATGTGCCGCTTCGGTCCGGGCAGTTCCGGCCGCAGGGCGGCGGGATGGGCCGCATGCGCGGCGCAAAATAATTCACTCCGCTTCCTCCTGTACGTGCTGCAGCCATGCCGCGAGCGTTTGCAGCGCCGTCTCGCGCTGCAGCAGGTCTTCGACCGTGTCCCGGTCGACGCGCGGCATGCTCTGCAGGATCTCCCGGTCATTGGCGCAGTCATCGGCAAAGGCCAGGACTGCGTCGATGATGTCGGCCAGCTGATCCGGCCGGAGCTCGACCGGGATCTTCGGCTCGTCCTTCACCGGCTTCACAGGATCCCGTAGGTCGTCAGGCCCAGCGCGATCGCGCCGGTCGCGACGCAGGCGTCGGTCATCTCTGCATACCCGGCGATCACCGCCAGCACAAAGGCCGCGCCGCCCAGCCACACGCAGCAGGTTTTTGCCACCCGCCGCATGGCCTCCCGGTACCGCAGCTCCTCCAGCAGCCGCTCCTGCCGCTCCCTGGTCTCTTCCTCCGGCTCATACCCGAGCCGCTCCGCAAGATTGGTTCTCATTCTGCGTCCTCCTTCGTCTCCGGCAGACGTTCTGCCGATTCTACCAGTGCTATAAGCCGCTTGTAGTTCTCCGTCCTTTCCCTGTCGCGTTTTGCGAGGTTTGCATGCCATTCAGACAATTCCGCCACTCGCGTGTGTGCAGTCATTTTCTCGTGCTCATTCGCCGCGTTGTTTGTCACGATCACAAGCAGCTCCAGCGCGTGCTTCAGCTCAAACCAATCGTCTCCGCTGAGAATCAGTTTCCGCATTCCGTTTATCCTCCTTCGCTTCCTGCATCCGCCTGACGAGCCGCGACAGACGGGCGTTTTGCGTCACGAGCTTCTGCGCGTCCATGTCCAGTCCCTTGCGCTTGAGTCCGTTAATGATCTGCGCCGCCTGGCACTCGCAGACCATCGCCGCCTCGATCAGATCGTGCAGCTCCTGCGCATCCAGCGTCAGGGTGTAGGTCTTGATGTTCGCCATAATATCGACTCCTATGTACGCGCCTTGCGGCGCGTTTAATTGCTGGCCGCGGGCAGACGCCCTTCGGCTGCGGCCCGCTCGAGGATCTGCCACGCCACGCGGCGGGCAGCCTGCCGGTTGGCCTCTTTCTGCTCCGGCGTCAGCCGGCGCAGGTAGTTGTCGGCGATATACGCCGTGCAGTTTGGGAAATGATACTCGGCCACGATGTGCGGCTCTTCGTCCGCGATCGGGTCATACGGTTTTCGCATGGTTCAGCCTCCTTCCGGCGTTAGTTTTTCCAGGTTTTACAGCTTTACGCAGTCTGTTTGTCCTGCTCCTTCTTGCTCTCCTGCGCCAGCATCATGCCGTAGGCGATATCACTCAGGCGTTGGAGCTGTTCGTCGGTCAGATTCCCGGACTGTTTTTTCAGGTAGTCCATGACCTGCTTTTCCTTCTCGGACATTGTTCTCACCTCGCGTTGTCGCAACACTTTATTTCCGTGTTTTGTATTGTGACTACACTGTACCACCATTCTGATGTTTTGTCAATACATGTTTTCGAAATATTTTGCATATTTTTGTATTGACAATACATCCATCGCGTGTATAATATAGTCATGAGGTGATTTCAATGACCATCAACGAGCGAATCAAAGAGATCCGCAGATCTTCCGGACTCTCTCAGACCGACTTTGCCGAACGTCTCGGCACGACCCGCGGCGTGATCACAAACCTCGAGGGCGAGAAAACAAGCCCCAATGAGCCGTTCATCAAGCTGATCTGCCGGGAGTTTAACGTGAATGAGGACTGGCTCCGCACTGGCGAAGGCGAGATGAAACAGAAGCTGACGCGGAATCAGGAGATCGCCGAGTTCATGGGCGTCGTCATGCACGACCCGGACGACTCGCCGCGCAAGCGGTTTGTATCGATCATCAGCAAGCTCAGCGTCGACGAATGGCAGCTGCTCGCCGAGATCGCAAAAAAAATGGCCGAGGACGGATGACCGCCCTCGGCTCTTTTTTCTCTATGCGACCAGTCCGCGCAGGAAGCGCCAGACCAGATCGAGTTGTTCCGTCGTCGCAAGCCGCAGCATGCGGCGGATGTCCTGCAGGTAAAAACTTCGCGTCATCCTATCCATTCCCCCATTCTTCCACAAAAAGACCGTTCATTTTTTGTTCACTTTCCCGGTTGTGCTTTCCTCGGCGGTGGCTTACAATATTTGTAGATTCCTTTTCCTGACTCGCATGATTATATTAGAACATACGTTCGTTAATTACAATTATGAGAGTCTACAAAAATTTACATATCAAACTGGAGGTTTTGCCATGAAACAGACATGGCGCAGGGTTCTGCTTGTGCTGGTCTGCTGTGTGCTGGCCTTTGTCGGCTGGGTCGGGCTGCTCCGTCTGGCGGACACGATCTCCGCCGCCCGCTCTTACAAATCTTCGCCCGCAGAGCTTCGCGCGGCGGCCGACGCCGCTGTGCTCCCCGCCGCGGATCCGGCCTTTACCGGCAGCGCGGAATATACAGACGTGGAACAGGCCGAGGCGCAGGCTGAGTATTACGCCAGCATCGGCGGTGACCCGCTCGACGTGGAGCCGCTGGAACCGATTGTCGGCGATTTTGTTTCGTTCCTCCCTGGCACGCTTCCCGCAGAGGCTCCGGCCATCTCCGGTGCGACCGGCGACAGCATCCACACGTATATCTATAACAAGTCCAGCGGCGTTTTCCATCTTCCCGGCTGCTCGCACATCGACCAGATGAACCCCGAGAACCGCGGCAGCTTCACCGGCTCGCGTGAAGAGGCCGCCGCGCTGTACACGCCGTGCAAGGATTGTGATCCGTAGGAGGTTTTATGTACTGTAACAAATGTGGCAAGGAGATCGACGATGAGGCTCTGATCTGCCCGTACTGCGGCTGCGGGACCGTGAATTACATCCGCGACCAGGCGAAGGCCGAGTCCCGCGCGCGGGAGCCCCTCCAGCCCGCGCAGAAGAAGCGCTCGACTGCGCTGCTGCTCTGTATCTTCCTCGGCGGCTTCGGTGCACATCGGTTTTATGTCGGCAAGATCTGGACAGGGCTTCTTTGGCTCTTTACGCTCGGCTTTTGGGGCATTGGCACGCTGGTTGATTTTTGCCGGATCTATGATAACAAGTTCACAGACGACGCCGGGCGCCCGCTCTACGATGAGTACACGGATGGCATGACGCCTGAGGAATACGAGTCCGCCGTCGCTGGTCCCCGCAGAGTCCGGAAAGTTATCATCGTCATTGCCCTTGCGCTTTGTGCTGGCTGCTTCCTGTTCGTCCGCGTCATCCCCGGCCTCATGTACGCGCTTGGTTTTTGAGATGTCGCCCGCGCCGCTGGCCGAACAACGGCGCGGGCTTTTGCTTGCGCAGGCGACCGGGAGCCGTCTGTAACTTTAGGATAGCCTGTCCAAGGTAGACTTGTAAAGATATGGCAGTTACTTTTTGCAGTCAGACGTCTTGCTTTTTTGGGGGGAATGACATGTTTTGAATGAAAAATTATCTGATTTGTGCCGTGAGCAGAAGCAGACGATCACTCCGCACAAAACAAATCAGGACGTCGCCGAAAATACCGACCTTTCCGTCGGCACCGTCTCCCAGTTCTTTCGCGGCGACATCAAAAATCCGTCTGTTTACACGGTCGGCCCGATCTGCCGGGAGATGGGCGTTTCTATGGATGAGTATTTCGGCATCCCGCATGATGAGCCTGCCGAGCCTTCCGAGCCTCCCGATGCTGAAAAACTCCGCGCCGAGAACGCGGCGCTTCGTGTGCAGCTTGCTCAGCATCAGAAGTCCCTGCACATGCACCGACTTGTGACGCTCATCCTCTTGGGCATTCTTTCGCTGTGTGCCCTCGCGCTTGTGGCCGACGTACTCAGCCCATCGATCGGCTGGTTCCGCGCATAAATCAAACCGCCCCGGCCCAGCGCCGGAGCGGTATCCGTATAACCTTTTGCCCTTGTGGTGAGAATCTGCTTATGAAATTTACATCTACCTGGAAAATCGCCGACCCGCTCGCGCAGTACATCATTTACCTGCGCAAGTCCCGGAAGGACATGGAGGCCGAAGCTCTCGGCCAGACCGACACGCTCAAACGGCACCGGGCCGCGCTTTTGTCGCTGTCCGAAAGCCGCGGGCTGAACGTCGTGGAGATCTGCGAGGAGGTCGTGACCGGTGACTCCATCGCCGTCCGGCCGGAGGTGCAGAAGGTCCTGCAGCTCGTCGAGACCGGGAACTATGCGGGCGTCATCGTCATGGAGGTCGAGCGTCTGGCGCGCGGCGACACCATCGACCAGGGCATTATTGCTCAGACCTTCAAGTATTCCAACACGAAGATCATCACGCCGAACAAGATCTATGATCCAAACAATGAGATGGATGAGGAGTACTTTGAGTTCGGCCTCTTTATGTCCCGGCGCGAGTACAACACCATCAAGCGCCGCCTGTCCCGAGGCAAGGAGGCGTCTCTGCGCGAGGGCAAATGGATCTCCGGCAAGACGCCCTTCGGCTGGCTGCGCGAGAAGCTTCCGAATGACAAAGGCTACAAACTCGTCCCGCACCCGGAGCAGGCCCCCATCCTGCAGCAGATCTACAACTGGTACACCGGCGAGGGCTGCGCGCGCATCGGCGCGAAGGCGATCTCCACACGGCTGAACAGCCTCGGCGTCCCTACCAACTCCGGCAGCCTCTGGCGCGCGGACTCTGTGCTGGATATCCTGCGAAATCCGGCAAATGCGGGCTGGATCAAATCCGGGGGCCGACCGGAGACGAAGCGCATTGTCGACGGCGCTGTCGTCGTCAGCCGTCCCCGCACTCGGCAGGAGGACCTGAAGCTTTATAAAGGGCTGCACAACGGCCTGATCTCGCAGGAGCAGTACGACAAGGCCGTCGCTCTGAGCTATTCCAGCGCCAGCCCGCGCGGCAAGGGCGCATGGGGGACCGTGACGAGCCTCGCCGGGCTCGTCCGCTGCGACCAGTGCGGCCGCGTGATGGTGCGCCGTCCGTCTTCCGGCGGCCGGCGTGATACGCTCCTTTGTCCCTCCTACGGCTGCACGACCGTCAGCGCGTGGTATGATGATGTGGAGGACGCCGTGCTGGATGCTCTGCGTGGCTGGCTGCGCGAGCTGGAGCTCGGTGAGGCCGCTGCGCCAGATGACACGCCCATGCGCACCGCGCTCGAGTCCTCGATCGCCGCCGACCGCAAGCAGCTTGCCAAGCTGGAGGCGCAGGAGGCCCGCGCGTATGAGCTGGTCGAGACCGGCGTCTATACGCCGGAGATCTTCCTGCAGCGCTCGCAGGCGCTCGCCGCTGACAAGCAGGTCATCGTCGACCGCATCGAGGCTAGCCAGACCACGATCACCGAGCTGGCTCGTGCCAAGCAGGCCCGCGCCCGTCTGGCCCCCGCCGTCCGCCGCGTCCTCGAGACCTACCCGCTCGCCGCATCCCCGCAGGAGAAAAACGCCCTCCTGAAAACTGTCCTGCAGAAAGTCCTCTACCATAAACAGACCAAATCCTACACCAAATCCGGCAGCGACATGCACGTCACCCTCTACCCCCTCGCGGATTGATGGTTATACATTTATTTGGTACGCATGAATGAATCCCATTTAAATGTAGATTTTATAGCAAGTGAAAATCCCTCCTGGTGACAGGAGGGATTTCTTTATTTTGCGATATGCTCATAATACGCCATGAGCTTCTGTTCCGGCCCCGGGCCGTCCTTGTCGAGCAGAAACGCCTTTGCCAGCGCGGCGTAGAATTCCGGGCGGTTGAGTCCGAACTCTACGGCGACGGGGTAGTAGTCCGAGTACATCATGTTCATGGTCACGCCCCATGCCCAGCGCGGGACCGCTGGCGCCTGAATGCCCATGCTCTCGGCCACGGCCGTTGTCTGTTCCATCGTCCAGTGTGGGCCGGTCGTGCCGTCGGCGTTGCGCATGGCTGCCGCCCACTGCATGGCGGTCGCGCGGTCAAACTCGACCGTCTCCGGCTCGTCGTGGTCCTCGAGCTTATCCAGCCGGCACAGCAGATCTGTGACTGCTGCGGCCTGCTCGACCGTACGCATGGACACCGGGCACTCCGCGATCTCCCGCAGCGCGGCGTGGAGTTTGTCTTTATACGCCTGCATGATAGCACCTCATGCGAGCTTGAGCAGCCCCGTGCAAAGCTCGATCACGGAGCCTGCGGCCGTGCTGTCGGTCGTCGCCACGAGCGTGAATGTATGATTGACGCAGCAGCAGCACCCGGACAGCTCCAGATCCGTCTCCGTGTGGATCTCCGCATTGCCGGATGCCGGCAGCGTGACGCGCTTGAGCGTGCAGGGCAGCGCGACGCCGTCCATGTACCACTGCAGGGTCAGGACGCCCGCTGCCGTCGCCGCGATGACCGCATCTGCGGCCAGATGATACAGGCCGATCTTGACCGTGTCGTAGCTCTGCGGCTCGACCTGGATGGACGAACCGGAATTGACGACCTTTGCCCCGGCCAGCGTCAGCACGTTTTCGCTGTCTGCCGCGAGCAGTTGGGGCGCGTTATTAAAATATCGGACGCATGATTTTTGATACGCCCGATTTCCATTGCCGTTATTACAAGCCATTTTCATTACTCCTTCCGTTTGGGCTTATGTGAAGGGGCATTATGCCCCGGATAGCTATATCAGGATGGGTCCGCGTCAGCCGCCGCAGCCGCACGGATTGCAGGGCGGGTTCTGGTAGTACCTGCCCAGCTGGCCGAGGATGTACTGCGACTGCATATAGTCGTTGTTCGCGGCGCGGCTCTGTGCGAGTTCGTCGCGCAGGCGCTGGTTCTCCTGCTGCTGCAGGAGCGTTCTGGTCGCCTCGCCCTCGGCATGGATGGCCGTCTTGATCTCGCACGCGTTGATGCTGGAGTTGTAGTTGACGCCGTCGATCGCGCGGAGAATGTCGCAGCAGCACTTCTGCTGCACAGAGATGCCGCTCTCCGTGACGGACTGCAAATCGCGCAGCTCACCGAGGATGTTGTAGGCGTTGTCCTTGACGGCGCTTGTGACGTCGTACGCGCCCTGACGCGTTGCGGCCACGCCCTCGTTGTTCTGGCGCTCCAGAGCCGCAAAGTCCGTTGCACGCTGTACGTCGGCCTGCGTCGCCGGGGCACTCTCGCCGCTGCCGCCGAAGCCTCTGCCCGCGAAGAGCAGGAAGAACAGCGCGATCAGGATGACAATGCCCCATCCGCCGAAGCCATAATCCTTATCCATGGTTTTCCCTCCTTTCTGGGTGGAATGAAATTTGATAGGCGCTTTCGCGCGGTATCACTTGCCGATCTGGCCGACGAGCTCGCCGACCGTCTTGTTTTTGTTTGCCTCGAACCACGCCTCAAAGCCTGGCTGCGAGGCCAGGAAGCTAAGCACCATCTGCGGGCTCTGCCCCTGCAGCGTCGTCTTCGCTGTCTGCAGCAGACCGTTCAGCAGCTTGTTTCCCCCGCCGTTTCCGCCCATCAGGGCCATAATCGGATTTTGCATTGAGCTTTCCCTCCAGTTCTTCGATTTTCCCGGCCATGCTCTGCAGGCCGGCCGTGATCTGTTTCAGCTGCTCCTGCAGCTGGTTTGCCGCCTTTTCCTCTTCTGTCGGCTCCGGGAAGATCCGGAACCGCGCGATGGTCTTGGCCGCCATGCTGTCCGTGCGGATGTAGTACAGCAGGTTCTCGGTCTCGTGCAGCGCGAGCGCGTTGTCGTTCGGCTGCATCTGCAGGTTGTTGATGCTGGCCTCGCTGGCCACGGTCAGCACGCCGAGCTTCGGCGGCTGCGGCGGCAGCTGCGGGCCCTGCGGCCGCGGCATGGGCTGCAGCTGGATCTGCTGCGCGCCGTCCATCTCCCAGCGGCCCGTGTACGGGTTGTACGCCATGCGGTATCGCCCCTTTCTGATACCATTCTAGCGTTTCCCCGTCCCCGCTGGGGGGCATTTGTGTACCATTTGTGTACCATTTGTGGGACATGTTGGCATAGAAAAAGCGCCATGAGCCGTTGCTCATGGCGCTTTCTCTTTGTCCGTTTTCCCTACCAGACGGCGGGCGATATTGTAGATGTGCGGCAGGCGGCGGGAGATGGTTTTGCGGTCGACGCCGATCTCGGCGGCGGCGTCCATCTGCGGGAGCCTGCGCACGATATAAAGCTTCACGATCTGCCGATCGATCACGTCCAAAAGTCCCTCGTCAGTGACGCGCTCCCAGTCGCTGCGCGTGAGGTGTTCCAGCTCCTTCGGCAGAGCCAGCCGCGCAGTTATGCTTTCGTCACTCCCTTCGGCCCGCCGTCCTGGCAGGTTTTATCTCATGGCAGCAGCCAGTTTTTTCAGGAGATCATCGCCGTACTTGTAGTCGGCGAGATATTTGATCGTGTTGTCCGCAAGTCCTGCCTTTGCCTTGATGGTCTTCTTGGCGTCCTCGACGGCCTTATCGACGGTTTCCGTGTCGTAGTCCACCCACGGGAGCTTTCCGTGCTTCTTCCACACACGGCTGTTGTAGCCGCCCTTGAGGCCGATGTTGCCGACGCATGTGATCTGCACGCCGTTGTCCCAGATCGGCGTGCATTCGACCGCAAGGCCGTCTCCGATGTACAGGCCCCAGTGGCCGGGCATCCACAGGCCTTCGCCTGGGACGAGCTTGTCCCAGCCGGATGCGGATACGTCCTTGCACTTGGCAATCATGCCGTCTGCGGAGACGTCTGGTACCGCGTTTCCGGCGTAGCGGGCGCCGCCGTGGTAGGCATTTTTGTTGCCGTTCCATCCCCACAGGATCCCCTTTGTGAGATTCACGCAGTCAAAGCCAAAGTAGCCCTTTCCGATCAGCCCGCGGAATCTGGCCTGCTTTGCGGCGTCGTACCAGTCCGGGTATTGCTTTGCCTTCTCAGTGATGATCCCATCCGTGACCGGAGAGCCGAAGCAGCCCCACATGTACACGGTTTTGTAATTCTTTGCAACGTCGATGTGCTTTTTTACAAGCTCGGACGCTCTCATAACGTAACTCATGCCCGCTCACTCCCGTACAGCTCGTGGTGCAGCTGCAGCACGGCGGCCTCGATCAGCTTATCGATCGTTTCCACATCAAATTGAATGCCCTTTTCGGCGAGGAAGTTCACAACATACGCCTTTTTTGCCGCGCCGTCCGTCGCGGTGTACAGCTGCTCCGCCGCCTTTACGCCGATCTCAACGTAAGTGCGGAGCGTTTGCAGCTTATCCGCGTCGATTTTCGTCTTGAGCCACGGGATCAGGAATGCCGAAACGAGCGCGCTGATGAGCGCGATCACTGCCGAGATGATTTGCGTGTAGTCCATATGTATGCTCCTTTCAGTCCTTCAGCACGATCTCTGCGATGCGTGCTGCCGCTTCCGGGCCGTATTTCTCGGCCCATTTATCCATGTACTTCTGCGCGTACTTCGCGCGGTTCTCGTTTTTTGCTTTCCAGAGATAGAATCCGCTGGAAGCTGTTGTTTCAGCCAGCACCGCAAGCGTGATCTCTGTCAGGTCTGCGCCTGCCGCGCAGGCGATGATGAGCGCGAGGCTGACGAGCGCGCTGCAGATCAGCCACTTTTTACTGAATTCCATTGCTATGTCCGCATTGCGCCTCCAACTGGTGTATAAACTTCTTCACGTCGCCGTTTCCGCCCAGCTTGACGTATTTCTGCCCGGCGATCAGGCGCTCTGCCATTGGCATCTCTTCTGACATGATGGTTAGGCGGAGAATTGCGAGATACTGCTCGTCCTGATGCTCCTGCATTTTCCCGAGCTTTTTGTCGATCTCGGCTAGGTGCGCCTCCTGCGTTGTGGCCTTGCCGCGCTTTTTCTGTATCGCGCCGACGACGGCATTGACGACCGCCGTCAGCGCGGACGAGCCGAGCACGGCACAGACGAGCGTAACGATGATGGTCTTGGTGTCCATGGCTATGTACCTTCTTCCGTGATCTTCTTCCACCCGTCCGGGTTGACGGACGGGGTGTAGACGTTGGCGGCGAGCAGGGACTCGTAGAGCTCGTCCTGCCACCAGCCGCGCTCTCCCTTGGCGAAGGCAAGGGTCGCGGTGATGGTCTCGGGGATGAGGCGGTAGCCCTGCTTGTACTGGATATCCTCCCAAAGGTTCGGGGCTGCGTCCGGGGTATTTTCGGCCGTGTCCCAGATGTCGACGGCTGCGCGCTTGATGCCGCCCTGCCAGCAGATGCGCGTGCCGGACTTGACGAGACTGCCGTCGCCCGTCAGCTGCGGGAACAGCTCCGGGGCCTCGGACGCGTCCTTGTCGGGCAGGCTGGCCGCGGCCGTCACGATGGCGGCGCGCAGGGTCTGCGCTCTGCTCTCGCCGATGGCGGTATAGACGGGCATGCCCATGAGGGTCGCGGCGGTGTGCTGGGCGGCGGCTTTTTCTGCCTCTGCCCGCTCGAGGGGCAGGGGCTTGCCCATTTTGACGGTGATGGTGCCGTCGCGGTTGTCGGTGACGGGACCGGCGAGGATGAAATCCGCGTAGTCGTCCATGTAGCGGTCCTCGGCGGTCTCGGTCGTCGACTTGACGGTTCCGTCCTCGTTCATCTGGACGTTGCCCTCTGCGTCCAGCACAGGGACGGCCGTGGTGTAGCGGTGGATCATGCCCCAGACGGCGCCGTCGCAGAACAGCGCCAGCGGGTCTGCAACCGCGCTCTTGGCGATGGTGACGGCGCGGCTCTCGCGCCCGCCCCAGTCGGCGTCGCGCATGCGGCCGGCGGCCGGCCGCGTCTCGATCTCCTGCCCGCCGATAGTGATGTACCAGGTGTCCATAAGTTCCTCCTGTCTATTGCTGCACGGCATTGGCCTGCAGCCATGCTAATAGTGCTCCTGTTGGTGGCTCGTCAAAGGTCACTGTCCGGAACGCTTCTTGCGTCCAGTTTCCGTTGAAACCCGCATACCACGTTCCTTCCGTTTTGCTGTTGTAAGTGTTTGATGGCGTAGGATGTGCCGTCTTTCAAACTGTGGTGTGTGCCCATGTGGGTCCTCCTTTATGCTGCAAGGGTGTAGGTACCGTCGGGGTTGGCCGTGACGGCGGTGGTGGCGGGAAGGGTGAAGGCGGGGCGGACGCCGTTCCCGTTTCCACAGTACTGTTCGGTGACATTCCCGGCGGTATCCAACACGTACACGTCTGTACTTGAATATTCTTTTGGGGTTCTGGTCCATTGATGAATATTAGATCCATTTAGTTTTGCGACAGCAAGCAGGCTACGCACCGTCTGGTCCAATGGAGTCCCATCTCCGCCGACGCCCTTCAGCTCACCTATGGACAGTATAAACGCATTTTTCGTTAATTCTCTCCTCGTTTGATATTCATCGATGTAGCAGTAAATTTTTGTTTGCCCTGCCGCGCCTTGAATGGCAGAGTCCAACAGCCCTAACCATGTATCCGCGAGGAAAGCGGATACAGTGGATGTTGGGAATAGGTTGGAGCTGCTCCACTGGGAGAACGCAATTCGTTCGTAGCATTCCTTGCGCACAATCAGCGTGCGCCCAGCCCCGTTAAGCCCGCTCTCGTAGTCGTGCTTGGCGATATAAAACGGCACGGGGCTGCCGGATTCGTTCAGGTACAGGATCGCGCCGGGGGTGATGGTGCTCAGGGGAATGCCCTTCGAAAACGGTACGGTGAATGCCGTCCCGCCGATGAGGGTCTTCCCGGCTTTGCAGCCGTAGCCTGTGCCGCCGATCAGCTCCCGGCCGCCGGTCACGGAATAGGCCGTGCCGGAGATCAATGTCTTGTGCGCCATGGGGCCTCCTCACTCATACTGCCAGTTGATGGCCATGTTCTCGGTCGGCGTGGTCTCGGCGGAGACCAGGGTCTGCTTGGTGATGTTGCCGGTCTTCATATAGTCCGTGCCCGCCACGGCCACCGCCCAGGCCGTCGGCTTCCCGCTGGCGTCCACCGCCTTGACCTTGATCAGGTCCCCGACGGCCGCGCCGGAGGCGAGAATCATATCTTGCTTTCCGTTCCACGCGTCTTTGTTGCTGCGCACGTCGGCGATAGCCTCGTCGATCTGCGCGCCGGTAAACTGGCTGTTGTAAGCCATACGATCACTCCTTCATACACAGAAAATCCTCGCCGTCCGCGGTCTTCAGCGCCTGCGACTCTCCCAGCGGGATAAAGCCGTAGTTGTCGTTCCAGCTGCCGTCCGCGCCCTGCGCGAACAACGAAATGCGGTATTCCCCATCACCGGAAAGCAGAAAATCGTCGTAAACCTCAAAGGTGCGCTGCGTGCCCGCCGGGGTCTGTGAGAAGGACGCGATCAAAGCACCCTTCCCGCGGCCCCAATCCTCGCCGGACTTCGTCGCGCGGCACTCGAAGGCCGTGTAGGCGATGTCCGACGAGAAGGAAACGGTGATCGAGTCGAAGCCCGATACTGCCGAGATCTTGTTGCCCGTGATGGAGAATGTCAGCTGCGGCGCGGCCATCAGGCGGCACTCCAGGTCCCGGCGGCGTTCTTGACGAAGACCTTGACGATCTTCGTGCCGTCGCCGGAAGACGCTGCCTCGAGGTCCGCGCCCTTGACAGTGACGTTGATGGCGGTGTTCTTCTTGTAGCCTCCCTCCGTGCCGCTGACGTTGGTGGAGCCGCCCGTCGTCGGGATCTGCGTGCCCGCCGTGTGCAGGCTGCTCGTCGCCGGAACGACGCGAATGGTGTATTCCTCAAAGTCCACGTCGCAGACGAAGGAGAACGCCGCTGCATCGTAGCCCGTGACCTTCGAGATCCTGCTCTTGTCGGGGCCGGTGATGGTCACGGCAGGAATCGACGTGTTGAGCGTGATCGTGTCGCTGACTGCGGCCGTTTCGTTGCCGACGTCGTCGCGCATCTTGACATAGATCGTCTTGAGGCCGTCTCCGTCGGGCAGCGTGATGGATTTTGTCTTGGCGAATGTCTCCCACGACGCTTCCGCCTCGGTCTCCGCCGTCTTCGTGCCCCAGATCTTCATCTGGTATCCCGTCGTTGTCTCGTCGGAGACAGAGATCTTCGCCGTGACGGTCGCGCTGGTCGCGTACTGTGCACCGTCGTTCAGGATCAGCGATAGGCCGGCAGGTGCCAGCGTATCAAGTGTCAGATTGAAAAAACTTGCCATCTGGATTTATCCCCTTTCTTCGCTTGTGAGTTCAATGTACAAAAATCCGCCCGGTCTTTCGTAGATGGCTTTCGTGCCCAAGTGGGCGGATTTGATGCCCATGGAGCCGATGAACAGCTCCAGAATGCGTTTGAGTCCAACTGCCAGCATGTTATCCCTCCAACAGATACAGTGTCCGCGCGTCCTTTTTGTCCAGCGCGTCATATTCGGATTTTGTCATCACGAGGATCGCGTCGATCTGTGCCGACTGGATGCCTCCGCCGCCAGATCCGCCGCCGGAGCTGCGGGCCTCGTTGATGGCGTCGACGAGGTTGCCCTTGTTGTAGGTCTGGAGGTCGTCCAGATCGCCGATCTGCTTTTGCAGCTGCGCCCAGACGGGCAGGGACGGGTCGGCGGTCTCGTCGCCGGATGGGTCCGCGCCGGGCTGGACCTTGCCGAGGCTCACCCAGACGGTCGGCAGGACGACGCCGCTTTCGTCCGCGCCATAGACGCCCACGCGGGCGTGGCGGCCCGGGACGGCGAGAACTTCGTGCGGGACGGGAACGGTATCCCCGTCCCAGTTCGTCGCCAGAACGTCGACGGTGGTCTTGCCGTTCGAGAAGACGGCGGTCTTCGTCAGCCCGTCCCACTCTGGCGAGAAGACGAACTGCACCGTCACGGCCTTGGCCATGCCCGCCGTCAAAAGCTCCGGCGGCGACGCCAGATGCGCGCACGCGCGGGAGCAGTGGATGGTGATCATGCGTTATCAGCTCCTTCGAAGGTCACGAACGGCTCAAGGCACTTGATATCCCCGGCGGAAAGCCGGATATCGAGGTCGAGCGGAAGCGTGATGTGCGGCAGCTCGGGGAGCGTGTCGGCGTCCAGCTCGTTCAGCTCCGCCTGCGGCCGCCCGCTCATGAGCTGGTTTCCGTAGAATTCGAGTGTTGGGTTGAGCCTGGTCGCCAGCATGGCGAGCTGATAGGCCTGCCGGAGCGGCAGGTCCTGTTCGATGAGCTTCTGCAGCGGCTTGGCCGCGAGCGCGATGTCGTATAATTTCATGTTGCCCTCCTTAGTTGATGGCTGTGCCGTTGACGGTCAGCTTCCCGGATGAGTTGCACGCAATGGTGCAGTAGCGGTATGAATTGTAATACAGCACGATTTCGTCTCCCCTGACTGTCACGGGATAGCTCGATGTCCCTATCTCAAAGCCGTTCGAGGACGGCGTCAGGGTTTTTGTTTTCAGCTCCAGTGAATTGTATCCGCTCTTGAGTCCTGCGGCGGATACCGTGCCCCACTTCGCGGCGTAGTTCGTCGATCCGTTTTTCAGGAGCACCTGGCCGTCGGTGCCGCCGCTCGGAAGCGTGCCGGCGACGTCGCCCCACGTGCAAGCGTAGTTGGTGTTGCCGGATTTTTTCAGCACCTGACCGGATGTTCCGCTGGTCGGGAGCGCGCCGGTGATGCTGCCCCACTTGGCGGCGTAGTTGCTCGCGCCGTTTTTGAGCAGGACCTGACCATCGGTGCCGCCGGTCGGCAGGATGCCGTCGGGGCTGCCCCAGGTGACGGCGTAGTCGGTGGCGCTGGATTTTTTGAGCACCTGGCCCGTCGTTCCGCCGGAAGGCAGAGCACCGTTGATGTCGCCCCATTCGACGGCGTAGTCGGCGTTGCCTGACTTTTTGAGGATCTGGCCGCTCGTTCCTCCGGTCGGCAGGAGGCCGGTGATGCTGCCCCATGTGAGCGCGTAGTCGTTGTCGGACGATTTTTTTAGCACCTGCCCGGCCGTGCCGCCGGGCGGGATCTTCGCCGGCGCGTCCGCGCCGGGGTTGCCGATCGGGAACATGACGACCTTGCTGCCGGACAGTTCGAGGACGGCCACGCGCTGTCCGGCGGCGAAGTTGATGCCGGTGTTGCATTTAAAATGCTTCTCGGTCGGCTCCTCCGCGCCGTCAGGCGTGAGGGTCAGGCCGTCTTCCTCGACCGTCGCAATGACGGCCAGCTGGAATGGCTGCTGCTGTTCTTCGGTCTGCTGCTCTTCGGGTTCTTCGGTGTACAGGCTGTCTACGCCTTCCATTTACGCAATCACCGTCCTTTTTGCAGAGTGTGTCATCAGGCTTCCGGCTGACAGCTGCATCTGCCAGCCGGTCTCGAGGTAAATGCCGCCGATGTCGTCGTGCGTGAGCGCGAGGACGTCACCGATGCCGTGGCCGGGGTCATTGAGCGTGTAAAACGTGATGGCCCGGGCGGAAAGGAGCGACTCGTTGCGCATGCGGTCGGCGTAGGCCTGCAGCTCCTCCTGCGAGGCGATGTTGTCGACCTTGATGAGCGAGGCGATGCGCATGTTCCGCCGGAAGGTGGACTTGCGCGACTGCGGATTGTCGTTGACGGCCGTTGCAACCATGGGCTGCTCCAGATCCGGGTTGGAGCAGACGCAGATGAAGACGTTCGGCGCGTCGAAGATGTCCTCTTCGTCCGAGAAGTTCGGCCCCGGATGCCGGTCCGGAAGGAAGAGGTCCGTCGTGCCGTAGGACCAGTCGATGTTCTGCGCGCTCGGCTCCTGATAGGGCTCCAGGCGGGCGACGCCGGAGGCGTCGAACCAGAGGCTGTTGTAGTTGATCTCGGCCAGCAGGTCGTTGACGATGGTCAGGTAGCTCGTGCCGACATCCCAGTCCTCGCGGTCGGTTTGCAGCGTCGCGTCCGACGGCGTCGCAATGACGAGCGCGACGCCGCAGGCGGTGAGCAGCTTGCGGATCTCGGTGAGATAGGACGCACCGGCGGACAGGTGCAGGATGGTCTCGGTGCGGTTGCTGTAGACGCGCCAGCAGCGGTCGTAGGCCTCGACCTCGACGCGCTTCTGACCGGCCGCTCCCTTGATGCTCGGGGTCGCGGCCTGATAGATACCAAGGGGTGTCTCCTGCCCGTCGATGGTCATGACAGGCTGGAGCTCGTCAGAGAGGTAGTCGACCGCGTCGTTGACGAGGAAGGTGCCCTTGATGCTGGTGTGGATCGTCGCGTCGCGGCTGGCGATGATCTGTGGGGCGCTGCCGGTGTCCCATTGGAGGTGGGTGATGGGTGCGCCGTTTCTGAGCACGTCGACGCGGAAGCGGACGTCACGGGTCAAGGGTGATCGCCTCCTCCCGGTTCGTGTGCGAGATGGTGAAGGAATAGCGGCGCATGAACTCATCGCAGTTGCTCTCGAGCGACGGGAGCGAGCCGATGGCCATGTTGCCGTAGCGGTCCTTAAGGCAGACGAGGCGGCCTACAAGGGCTTCGAGCGCGAGGGCGGCGGCCCGCTGCGCGTGCGGCCAGGCGCAGGCGACGGACAGGGCGCGGTCGCGCTGCTCGCTGCGCTCCTCGATGGGATAGGCAAGGCCCGCCAGATGGACCGTGGAGACCCCGGCCGAGAAGCTGGTGCGGTTGGTGCGCAACTGTGTCTCGGACAGGCGCATCTCGAGCCAGACGCCGGTCTCGAGGTCGCAGATCATGTTGGTCTCGGGCAGGATCTCGACGGTATCCGAATTGGACACGCCGTAGTTATCGCTTTCGTCGTAGCAGCCGCGGACGCGGTAGGTGACGGAGCCGATGCTGGTGTGGTCGATGTACTGCTTCTGCGCGGTTCGGGCGATGGCGATTCCATTCCGCTCGATCAGGTAAAAATCATAACTGCCCGCGGTCTGCCAGGTCAGCGCGGCCTCATGGCCGGCGGTGGCGGTCAGGGTGATGGCCTCGCCCTCGGTGTGCGAGATGGGCAGCGCGGCCGCAGACCACTCTGACCACATGCCGTACTTGTTCTGCACGCGGACGCGGACGGTGTAGCTGCCGTCGGCGAGGTAGACCGGCGAGCGCCATGTCTTTTCCGTGCCGTAGACCGTGCCGGATGCGTATCCGCTGGACAGCGTCAGCTGATAGGCCTCCTGCTCGGAGGTCTGCCAGGTGATGCGCGGGCGCGGGCCGGTGGACTGGATCACGATGGACGGGGCCGACGGGGCGTTGATGGCGATAAACTCGGCCTTTTCGCTCCACGCCGAGGCCGTGCCGTCGGTGTTGTAGGTGCGCACGCGCCAGTATTTCGTCCCGCTCGTAAAGGTGTTCGCGGGCACGTCGTAATACTGATTCTCGCCCGTGACAGTCGTGAGCGTGTTCCACGTCGTGCCGTCGGCGGACCACTGCAGATCCGCCTTGCTCTGCGGCGTGCCGGTGGAAATGATGTGCTGCCAGCTGAATCGGTTGACGATGGTGGCGTCGATGACGATGCCCGCCGGGGAGATCGCCTTACAGGACGGCGTGGCCTCGGTCGTTGAGACCGTCATCCAGGCAGACGTTGCCGTCAGATCACCTGCGGTGATCGCCGTGACCATCCAGTCGACGGACTCGTCGGAAAACGTCTCTGCCGGCATGGTATAGCTCTTCTTCGAGCCGGAAATGGCAATGCTATGTGTGGTCGTTGTGCCGGTTTTCCGCCAGTAGAGTGTCGCGCTTTTCTGCTCGACGGATACAGGCGAGTATAAGGCTTCTTGTTGAACGTCCCACGAAAAGACTCCTGCAGCGTGCTTTGGCGTATAGGCCCCAGCTCCCGGCGACATCCCGGAAATGATTGGGTTCTTTACTTCAAACCTGTACCACGAGGATAGTGTGGTCACGCCCAACGAGGTCGTCACCTGCACGGCCCACTCATTTTCACCAACCGGAAACTCGCCAGCAGCGATCGTCACGCTTGTGTCATTCGCGCCCAGATCGATCGTATGGACCGTGCTGGAGTTTTTTACCCTCCAGCGGAACTGCTGCGCGGTAATGGTCGGCAAATCATAGGCAGAATAGCTATCCCAGTGATAATACCATTCGATGGTCTGCGCAATTTCCGACGCCAGCACGCCCACGCCGCTCTTTGCGTTGAGTTCCGGCGTTACGGTCGTATCCTCGTATGTGATCTCGATATACGGCTTGTGCGACGATTTTGCCGTCTGCACGGTTTTCCCGCTCGTGGTTGCTTTTGCTCCATACGTCAGCAGATTCTTCAGTTCCGACGCTTTGAGTTCCACCGCCCTGTTATAATATCCGCTTGGTTCAAGGCTCAATGGGCCACTGATTTTGTATCCGCCGTAGACAAAAGGCTCAGTGTTGTACGTGATCTTCTGCAGATCTATTGATTCGTGCAGGATCGCGATCGTGACTCCCGCATTGCTCGCATTATATCTGTACGACATGTACAGGTAGAACGTGACAGCCGTGATCTTGTGATACCTGATCGCTGCTATCTGATCCGCGGTCGGGGCGAACGTGAAGTACATGGGCCGCCCATATTCGTCTGTCTCTGTGGCTCCGTAATAGTTCGTGTTCGGCGCGCTGTAGTCAATGACTGCGGAGTCGTTTGCGTAAAGCGTTAAAACGCCCATTTACTTCGCCCCCATTCTGGCTGTGATCCTCGCGTTTTTGGCGATGCGGAGGATGGTGTCGAGGTCTTCGACGTGGTCGACGTAGACGGTGGTGTTGTAGGTGTCGCCGGAGGTGTAGCGGGTCTCGCTGGCCGTCTGGATGCGCGAGCCGGAGGGCAGATAGATGCGCTCCGGGCCGTTTTCGTTGACCCGCGTGAAGCCGCCGTACCAGTTGTCCGTGCCGGCGGCGTTGCCGCCCAGATACCGCCTGCGCCATTCGTCCTCGGTGATACCGAGGGTCGACGAGTCGCCGCGGGCGACGGCCTCTTCGTAGGCCTTGGAGAGGTCGGACGCGCTCTGGCCCCACTGCTGCTCGTTGTAGCTGTCGAGCAGGTTCTGGTAGTTGTTTCCGTTGCCGCTGCTGTAGCCGAAGCCCAGCGCATGCTTCATCTGGCCCCAGCCCTCGCTGATGTGGCCGGTGCCGAAGTTGATGACACCTTTGAGCAGCTCCGCCGCGTCGGCCATGAGCGCCATGACCTTTGCCAGCGGCTGCAGCGCCTTGGTCAGCGCCGGGACGCGGTTGTTGGACAGGTCGGACATGGGATTGAGGATATCGCCGACGGTCTCAAGCAGCATGCCGAAGGCGTCGACGATGCCGGAGTCCTTAATGGCCTTGCCGCCGTCCTTGACCATGGTGGTGACGTCGCCGTAGAATTCTTCGAGGTACGGGGCAAACTCGACGGCCAGCTGGTTTTTGACGCCCTCCTGTGTCTTCTGCAGGCGCTGATAGGCGTCGTCGACCGCTCCGAGTGCGGAAAGCGCCTCGTCGTCGAGCACGTAGCCGACATTATGCGCCTCGTCAGCGTAGGCCTTGAGGGTTTTCGAGCCCTGGATGATCAGCGGGTTCAGGTCCTGCGCGGAGCGGCCGAAAATATCCATGGACATTGCGTCCCGCTCGGTTTCGTTTTTTACCTGCCCGAGCGCGTCGATCGTTTCGTAGAAAACGTCGTTCGCGCTGCGCATGCTGCCGTCGGCATTGGTCACGGAGACGCCCAGTGCCTCAAAGGATGCCTTCGCATTGCCCGTGCCGTTCATCGTGTCCTGCATGTTGTTGGTCAGCTTTGTCAGGCTTCCCTGCAGGGTGTCGACGGATACGTCGATCAGCTCTGACGCATAGGCAAACTCCTGCAGCTGCTGTGTCGATTGCCCGGTCTGCATGGAAAGCGTGATGATGTTGTCGGCAAAGGCGGCGGACTCCTTCGTCATGGAGATCATGGCTTTTTCTGCCTTGACGATCGCCGCCGCGACGGCAGCGAAGCCGCCCGCCAGCGCCAGAGACGACGCGTCAAGGCTCCCCATGGCGTTCATGGAGGACTTCATGCCGTCCGGCAGCTGAATGCCGAGCTTGGACGTCAGGCCATTCACCACGTCGCCGAGGTTGCCCATCTCCTTGCTGGAGTCGGCGATCTTCTGCTTGTTCTCGTCAAGCTGGTTGTTGAGATTGTTCAGCTCAGCCTCGGCGTTGTTGAGGCTGGTTTGCCACTGCATGGTGCGCTTGTCGGCCTCGCCGTATTTCTCGGCGGACTGCTGCAGGGCGGCACGCAGATACTCGATCTTTTCGGTCTGCGTGGAGATTTTGCGCCCGAGCACGTCGTTTTTGGCGCTCAGCGCCTCGACGCTGTCGGCGTTCTGCGCGTAGGCGGACTGCACCTTGCGCATCTCCGAGTTCAGGACGTTCATACCGCTGCCGATCTCGGAGATGGCCTGTTTGTATTCTTTTTCGCCCGAAAGCGTAAATCTTGTGTTGATATTTGGCATATTACGTGCCTCCGTTGATGTAGGCCGAGAGGCTCTGCGGCTCTTCCGGCTTTTTGGGCGGCTCCAGTGCGTCAAGCAGGAGCGTCAGGCGGCGTGGGGACATGGTCTTCCAGAAGTCCCGCTCCGGCAGATGCAGCCGGAAGAGCCAAATGGCAAGATAGCCGGGGAAATCAAAGCCGTTCGGCTTCGGTTCCCCCGGCTGTGTCAGTTTTTTTCGTCTTCCTGCGGTTCCGTTTCGGCCCCCGCGTTCTTCAATACTTCGGCCCGAACCAGCGGATAGATCAGCTTTCCGGCCTCCACGGTCTGCGCGAGCGTGAGCTTTCGGCCCAACTGCTTCCGCGTAAATACCAGCGGCAGTCCGTTCTCATCGGTGATCCCCTGTGAATCCGCTGCGTCCGTCAGCATACCGGCGAGAAACGCCAGCGTACTTTTGATCCCATGGATCCGATCCAGCGCCTGCACGAGATTTCCATCGTATTCGTCCTGCACGTATGCGATGGCGTTCATGTTGCAGGTCAGCCGGTACACCCGGCCTTCAAATTCATAATCTACGGTTTCGAGCTTTGTCGTCTCCATCAGGTCTCACCCAACTTTCCCTTGATCCAGGCAACGGCCTCCGCCGCGGTGTCGACGGTCTCGGTCTCGAGCAGCAGCTCGTCGGTCGAATCGTCTGCGAGGAATTCGCCGGTCGTGGTCGGCGTGTTGAACTGGATGTTCTCGCCCTTGGTCTGATAGCTCATCGAGGGCGGGCCGAACAGCGCTTTTGGCACCCAGATGCAGGTGTACTTGGTGACGCCGTCGATCTTATCCGGCGCGTAAAAGCCGACGCCGACATAGTTTGCGATGTCTTTTGCCGAGAATTTCAGGTTTTCCTTGCTCGTATCGGATGTGCAGCCGTAGAGCATGGCCTGTGCGGTCCTTTTGATGTACTTGACAGCCAGCGAGATCGTGCCGCCGGTGGCAAGCTTGATATACTCGGCAAGCTTGGATTCCGCGTACAGGCGGCCCTCGGCGAACTTGAGTTCCAGCTGCGCGCTCATGGCGTCGCCGACGTCGGTCGGCTCTGTGTAGGTCACGGTGCCGGACGTGTTTTTATACTTTCCCGCCCGGATGCCGCGTAAGTCAAAACTAGGCATTTATAATAGGCCCCTTTCTTTCAGCTTTTGTGTAAGGATTTTTTCGAGTTCTCTGTCTACTTGTCTTGCCGCTTCTTGCGAGCCCTTTGTCCAGAAGTACGTCCCGTTTATCCTTCCGTATTCCGGCCCGCGCCCGTAGTTCAAAATGAAAAGCACAGCCGCTTTTCGCTCGCCGTGCTTGTTTCTTCCAACAGCTGTTACCTGAATGTATGGTTCCCCGTATTTGTTTTCCCGGATCTTCGTTGGCTTGATGCTTTTGACATAGCCCTCCGTCGCAAATCCACTTTGCGCCACACGTTTTTTGATTTCAGCCGCTAGGATTTTGCCCGCCGCTGTCATAAGCTCTTTTACCGTTTCTTCATCGAGAATGTCCGTGCCTTTCAGCGTTGCTAACATCCCGTCGATTCCGGATGTCTCGAATTTAGCCATACTCCGCGCCCTCCGTTTCGGCGATGAGCGCGATCTGCGTGCGGCCCGTCTCCTTGTCGTAGGTTTCCATGTCGACGGTCGCGATGTAGCCTGCTGTCTCCAGCGCGGCTTTTACGCGCTTTAAAAGCCCGGCGGCAAATCCCTCGGCAAAGATGGAAACGGCGTACTGCACGCCGGTCTCGGCCTCTCCGCCCTCGGCGTAGAGCTGCCCGGACTGGCCGAGCAGCTGATAGGTGATGTAGGTTTCTTCTCCGCCCTTGTATGGCGGGTGGCATACCGGTACGCCCAGGTCTGCCAGCGCCTCATAGATCATCATGCGCCGTCCCTCCGTTTGCAGGTCAGCTCGACTTCTTCCGTCTCCGCGCCGTAGCTGCGGACGACGTCAAAGACGTCCGAGCCGCAGGTGAGCTGCTGCTCGCCGCCGTACTCCGCGCTGTGCATGCGGAATATCGCGTCTGTGCGCTTGCCGGCCTGTGCGGCCTGGTAATACTCGGCTCGGTTGACGGACTTGCGGGCGGCCCAGACGGTGGTCTCGCGTTCGAGCTTTTCGGTAGTCTGCCCGCTCACGATGGGGTAGGACAGCAGGCGCAGCGTGATCTGGGTGTCAAAGATCACAGCACGCGCCCCCTCCCTCGGCGCCCGGCGAATAGTCGTCGGACAGGCCCATCGCGTCGCGCAGCTCCTCAAAGCACGTCTTCCATTCGTCGCCGCGGCCGCAGAAGTCATGTTGCCAGCGGACGAAGGCTCGGACGGCGTCCTTGACCAGCGGATCTTCGTCCGCTCCCTCTGCGCCCGCAAGGTGCAGGCGCAGGAGGCAGGCGTCGATCTCGTCGGCGAGCTCGTCGTCGAGGGCGTTTGTGGTCAGCCGCAGGGCGGTTTTTGCAACGTTGATCAAAGCCATTGGTTATCCCTCCCTGTTGGCCGCGCACCGTCAGGCTTTCTTCTTGGTCAGCGTGACGAGGCTGTTCTTGTCGACGACCTTACCGTCGACGAGCGCCAGCGCGACGGTGACCTCGTCGTCTGTCTCGTTGTCGGTGTACTTGCGGAAGGTCATGCCCAGATTTTCGTTCCAGAGGTAGTCCTTGAAATTGAAAATGAACGCAAAGATCGTGTCCGCGGTCACGCTTGCCGTGAAGGACGGCAGATAGTCGCCGACGAGGACGACCTCGCGGCCAAAGAGCGAGTAGACCGGCTTGCCGCTGAGTCCGTAGTTGACGCGGGCGACGGGCTGCTTCTTGTCGTCGACCATGCCGACGATCTGCTCGAAGAAGGTCTTCTTCGACATGCACCAGACGGCGTCTGCGTCGTAAGCCTGCGGCAGCGCGGCCTCTGCCTTGACCAGATCGGTGTACGCCAGCGCGGTCGTTGCGGCAGCAATGTCGATGTTCTGGCCGGTCACGACGGTTTCCTTGGTGATGCCCTTCGGCTGGCCGGAGCCGGATCCGCTGATGATGGACTGTTCCTCGGCCTTGACCATGGCCTCGGCCACGTTTGCGACGAACTGCGACTCAAACATCGGGTAGGTCACGATGGATACCTCAAGCGACATGGAGATCGCGCAGCGCAGCTTGTGGTAGGCGAACGTGATGGAGCCGAGCGCCTTCTTCTGCTTGTCGGATCCTACGCCCTCGGCAACCCAGGAGGCCGTCGGCTTGGCGGAGCTGGTCGGGACGGTCACGCCGCCCTTGTAGGACGTGTGCGTCACGCGCGGCAGGATCATGCCGGTCGCTTCGATCTTTTCGTAGATCTTCTGCAGCGTCGTGGTCGGGATGGCCGCGCCAACGTCGGAGGTCTTGGTGTTCGCGTCCGCGTTGGTCAGCTCTGCCGGGATCTTCTTGCCGGTCAGGACGTAGTTCATGAAGGCCCGCTTGTACTCGTCGGTATCGTACCGGTCGAGCACGTCCGGAGTCTTTGCCGTGCCGGACAGGTCGACGGACTGTGCCGCCGCAGCCGGTGCCGCGACTTTCTGACCCGCAAGCGCGTTGAGGTTCGCCTGGATCTTGGCTTCCTCCTCAAACTTGGCGTCGAGGGCTTCGACTTCCTTCATCTTGGCCTGCGCCTCTGTGGTCTTGCTTTCGTCCAGCAGCTTCTGGGCGTCGTCCATGAGCTGCTGGCGCTGGATGTTGTAAAATTCCTTTGTCATTTCAATTCTCCTTTGAGTTTTAAAAATTTCAGTTTTGCTTCTGCCTGCGCCCGTTCGGGCATAAAAAAATCAGGCTCTGCGGCCTGACCTTTTAAAAAGTTTTCCGCGCGCCGGAGCGCGTCTTCGCTGAGCATGCCGGAATAAAAATCCGCCGCCAGCGGTTTCTGGCCGTTATCCGGCTGCATGACGCGGTCGACGAGGCCGAGCTCTACGGCCCGATCTGCCGTGACCCACGTCTCGGCGTCCATCATGGCGGCGATCTCCGCTTCCGGCCTGCCGGTCTTGGCGACGTAGGCCGAGATAATGGCGTGGTTGGCGTCGCGCAAGACACCGGCGGTGTGCTCCATCTGGCGGTAGTCGCCGTCGGCGCTGGACTGGACGTTGTGGATCATCATCATGCCGGTCGGCGTCATCTCCGACTCGCCCGCCATGGCGATGATGGACGCGGCCGAGGCCGCAAGGCCGACGATGCGGATGTGGACGCCGCCCGCGTAGTTGCGCAGGGCGGTATAGATCTCGCTCGCGGCGAAGATCTCGCCGCCGCCGGAATTGATCTCAACTTCTGCCCGCTCGCCGTTTCCCTTGGCAAGCGCGTCCGCTACGGATCTCGGGCTCGTCGCCTCCATTCCGTAAAACTGATAGAAGCGGTGCTGATTGCTGGATACGATTGGCCCGCGAATGCTGATCTTCATGTGGTTTCATCTCCTTTCTGCGTGGTGTTCCGGTCGACCGGCTGCGTGTCCAGCCTGCGGATCGGCTTGTCCCCGCCGTCGACCGGCGCGAGGTTGAATGCGCGCCGCCATTCGTTCGGCGTCAGCGCGCCTCGGTCGACCAGCTGCAGGAGGTTGAGCTTGGTCGAGGTCGAGGCGAAGTCCCACGCGGACGCCTCAAAGACGATGCGGTTGCCGCAGCCGCGCTCGCGACGGGAGAATAGCTTGCGGGTGTACTCGCCGCTCAGCTGCTTCAAAACCGGCTCGATCTCGGCGTCAAAATAGGCGTTCTGCTCATCCTCTGTCGCAATGGATGTGACGATGTGCGGGTTGGTATTGAACAGGGCATAGATGCGCTGCGTGGTCTTATCCATCTGGGCGGCGTTCGGGACGTAGTCCTTGGGGTCGATCTGTTTGGCCTCGGCCTTTGCGTCGACGGCCGCGACGCCCGTGCCGTTGGAAACACTGAGGAAACTGTCGGCAAAGTCCTGCGCGCGCTTCTTAATATCCTCCGCGCGCATGGAGGATGCGAACATCAAAAGCCAGCGGATGACGGCGCTATTCCGGATGGCCTTGACGATGCCCTGATCCGTCGTGGTGACGATCTCCATGAGTGGCACGATGGCCGGGGCGATGGGGTCGCCGAAGATGTCGTTCTCGTAGAAATCCCCGCGCAGGTGGATGATGTCGTCATAGGCAAACGTCAGCACATTGCCGTTCTGCATGTAAAATTTCAGGTACAGGTTGCCGCCCGCGTCGTAGACCGCGTCGGCCTGCATGGCCGCGACTGGGAAGATGGCGTTCGGCAGGCCGTTTTCATCCCGCAGGATCACGGCGAAGGCGTTGTTGTTGAGTACCAGCTGCGCGGCCAGCTTTTCCTGCAGCATCTGGCCGGTCATGTACTGGTTCGGTTCCTCGAGCAGGAAGCGGATGTACGGCTCCGGGTTGACGGCGATTTTCCGCGTCTGGGCGGTGATGGTCTCCCGGATGTGCTTTGCCGTCAGCTTGCCGATGGCCTTGATCTTGGGCCGGATGCAGGCGCGGACGATGTCTGACTGATACATTTTGCCGTTGTAGCTGTAAAAGCCATTCCCGCGCTCCTGCACCATCTGGACGGTCGAGACGCGTTTGGTGGTCGTGATATTCGTCAGGAGGTTTTTAAAAAATCCCATTGTCTCACTCCTAGAGCATACTGGTGTATTCCGCCTGCTTCTGGTCGTAGATCGTGTAGGCGTCGAGCATGGCCGCCGTTCCGTCAATGCGGCGCGTGGACTTGCTCGTCTTGTGTGGCTGGATATTGCCGTTTTTGTCCTCGTCGTAGGCGGTGTTTGCGAGGTTCCACTTGTCGATCGGGTGGTTGTTGTAAATAATGCGCTTGGATTCCAAGTCGTTCCCGCAGCGCTTCATGGGCTCTGACAAGGTCTTCACGCCCTGATGTACGGCGATCATGGCCTCTTTCCCGAAATAGTCCGCCATGCTGTCCACCCAATAAGACGCAGACCACGCATCATACCCGATAAAGGGGATAAAAATATCGAGGTCTTCCTGCACCTCGATGAACCATGCTTTGACGTCCTCATAGCGGATCTTGTTGCCCTCGGACAGGCGGAGCAGCCCGCGCTCATGCCACTTGTCGTAGGGGATCTTGTCCTCCGTGACGCGCTTTTCCAAAAGGTCCTGCGGCATCCAGTACATCTGCAGCACAAACAGGATCTCCGGCAGCTCCGGCACCTGGAACAGGACCTTCGCCGCCGTCAGGTCGGTTGTCTTGGACAGATCCGCGCCGCCGATGCCGTATCGCGGGTAGGAAAGCACGCGCTCCTGCGTCTTGCCGTCCGCCATGTGGTGCTGCCAGATCAGGCGGCGGTTTTCCTTGTCGAGCTGGAAGGTGTCGCGGTTGTCCAGCTGCTCAAAATTGAGCCAGGCTTCGCTGGAGGTCTCGCGGATGTTGAAATCCTTGCAGACGAGGTTGCGGACGAGGGCCGGGTTTTTCTCCGCCCGCTCGACCCGCTCTTTCAGCGCCGTGTAGCTCTTGATTGTCCCGAGGCCCGGATTTGCCTTTTTCCAGCAGTCCGGGTCTGTCCACTCGCTGCGTTTGTCGAGCTCGTAAATAAACGCGATCCGGCGCGGGTCGTGGTACCCGTCCGGATCTTCGTAGCCGTTTATGATGCGCTCGGCTTCTTCGTATTTCTCGTCGTAGATGTCTTCTCGAATGGTGCCGGCTGTGGAGGTAATGAATCGCAGCGGCTGCGTGCGGGCCTGATCGCCGTCGGCAATGATGTCGTACAGCGGTCTGCCGTTTTTCCACTGATGGATCTCGTCCATCATGGCCCCATGGATATTCAGGCCGTCGAGCGTGTCGCTGTCCGAGGACAGCGGCTTGAATACGCCGTCGTTGTAATCGCTGTCCACCTCGCCGACCAGGCAGCGCGTCCGCTTGCGCAGCGCCGGAGATTTCTGCACCATGCGCTTGGCTTCCTGCCAGATGATCTTCGCCTGGTCGCGCTTGGTCGCAACGGCATAGACCTCCGGCCCCGCTTCGCCATCCGCCAGCTGTAAATACAAGCCGACGCCGGAGGCCAGCAGCGATTTTCCGTTTTTCTTGCCGACAATGAGGATGGCTTCGCGGTACTGGCGGTTGCCCTCGATGTCGATAAACCCGAAGACAGTCGCCAGCAGTGCTTTTTCCCATAGCTCCAGCCGGACGAGCTGGCCGCCCGCCTTGCCTTTGGAGTGGTGGCAGTAGTTCTCAAAAAACTCGAGGACGTGGTTGGCGCGGCGCGGCGAGTAGTAAAACTCGGAATCTGTGTTTTCCAGCTGCTCCACCACGTGCCGGTAGGTCTTCTGCACTTTCAGGCTGACAGTCTCGCGGCCCGACTGGATCGCGTCCCAATACTCGAGGATGGGGTTGTAGGTCTCCGGGTAGCGCGTGAGTTTCATTCCTCGTCACGCTCCCGGACAAAGCTTGCAAAGCCGTCGTCCTCCTGCTTCTGCGCGGTGTCCGGCTTCGGCAGGAGCGCCGTGAGCTGCTTGACGATCTTCTGGTAGTTCGCGTTCGTGGAGTTGTACGCCTGCCCAATCGGCCGGGCGCGGTCATAGGGCTCGAGCCGCTCCGACTGCTGGAATTTCTCCGTCCAGCCGTTTTCCCGCAGGTCGTCCGCCATGTCCTCGCACTCGATGCGCATAAATGCCGCCTGATCGATGAGGCCTGCGACAGTCCCTGCCGCTTCCTTCGGCAGAAGCTTGTAGATCCTCCGGAGTCTGGTCTTTTCGGCGCGGATACGCTGTTCCTTTGTCTTTTCCTTCCTGTTCGCCACAAAAACCGCCTCCTTTTCGCGTGATTTTTGCCGTCTGTCCGCGCGTGCGCGTAGATTACTTATCGCCGTGCTTTTGTAGGGGGGGCTCGCGAACGGCCTGCGTATTCTTCCGAGG